GCATTTTTACACAGGAGGAAAAAACAAATTTCCCTCCCAGGCGATTTTATATTTCACCTGAGAGGGAAAATGAAATTGTGGAGGAGAGGGAAAAGAACTATTGCCTACAAATCGTATATTTTACGTTTGGATAATAACTAATTCCCGCTCCACTATCTGACGTAACTGATACTTCTAGTTCGTCAGCTCTTAGAGTGATTGATAAAGTGCCAATTTTACTTGATAGCGAATATATTGAATAAACTACAGTAGCAGCTCCCCCTATATTTCCGAACCTTCCATGGATAGAAGTGACAGGTCCAGGTTCTCCAGGGATAATTCCGTCCAAATAAAAATCGCACTTAAACGCTACATATATAGTGCCACTTTGCGTAGCGAAAGAAAAGGCTTGTGAAGTTTGTTCTCCTGGGGCTACTGTATTTAGAGAATCCTCACCAAATGCTATCATGGTCATTCCCATACCAGCATTTGCCCCAGCATATTTTAATAAATAACCTCTATTTACTGCATCTGTATTGTCAATAGGGTCTCCCAAAGAAACAATTCTATGCGTAAGCATAGATAATGCCTGTTTTGAAACATTGATTGTAGGCACAGTACCGATGCCAATTTGCAACTGGTTTGTTCCGAAAGCGATTCTGCTATAATTTGTTGCATGTCCGCTTCTCAGACCCCACGATTGAGGTCCAGTTATATCTCCCGTCATAGTCCCACCCGATAACGGCAGGAAAGGTCCGGTTCCGATATTAGTCTGAATGTACCCCAGGTTTACAGCGTCTCCAGTTTGTGTAGGTGCAGCAAGATCAGTAATTTTATGCTTCCCCATATCGAGGCCATCAGCGCTGAAAGTAAACTCATTCGTGTCCTGCACCTCAACAACAATCGAGGTATCTCCAAGCAAAATATCAGTACGCTCGCTTGCTGCTGAATCTTTTGAGAACAGTAAAAGCGAATTGATTCCATATATAGCGCTTCCGAATGTAGTTGCTCCTGTGACAGTACCCCCACTCAACGGCAAGAACGGCCCATTAGTCCCGACATTGGTCTGCAAGTATCCCAGCGTAACAGCGTCATGACTCATGGTAGGCTCACCCATGTTGACCACAGGCATACCGCCCATATCGAGCACAACTACATTACTTCTATCTCCAGCCAGTCCCAGTCTAATATTGTTCGTTACAGTAGCAGAGTTAGTAGAATCGGCAACAGTTCGATTTGTTCTGATAGAGAAGTTAGTATTCGAGGCAGCACCGTTAATCAAAACAGCAAAGGAGGAATTGTCTCCTCCAATATTTTGATTCTGTACCTGAATAGCGGTTTTGTTAGCGTCAGCCATTACCAATTCACCGCTCCTGGTAATGGCTCCAGTCATAGTCCCACCAGCCAGAGGCAGGTACGGCAAGCTCTGGGGATTAGTAGTAAAGTAAGTAGGGTCAACAGAGATTACATCAGACTCAATCTTGATACCATCTCCAGCGGTGTAACTCGGTGCAGTACCACCCCCGCCGTGCTCATTAAAGTACTTTAGAGTAAGAGCATCAGTATCCTGGGTAGGGTCAGCCACACCAGTAATGCGGTGGTTCATAGCGTTAATGTTCGTTCCGGGATTGAGCCGTAATTCATTAGGAGCGTGAACTTCCGTAAGCCACAGTTCACCAGTGCCACCATCTAATCCATCCCGGTTAATATAAACCGCTCCGGCATCAGTACCAACGTTGATATCCAGGTGATTAACTCCTGCTTCGTTAGCGTGCTGTTCGATGGTAATAACTCCCATCTTGATCTTTCCGGCTCCGTTGTCAGCGTCAGAGATAATCACATTAGAGCCCAGTAGTCTAACGTCTCCTGCTTCACTTTTAACGCATGTATCGTTTCCGTCCGTGTAAACACTTCCGGTATCGGCGTCTGCTGTTTTGAACTTGATGACGGCAGGCGAACTCATGTTGATATCGCCAGTCATAGTCCCTCCCGCAGTGGGGAGGAACTTTAGGTTGCTATTGAGATAATTGTTATCAGTGGAGATAGTAGTTCCGGTAATGGAGATACCGGGTCCAGCGGTGTACTCACCCCCACCGCCCTCGGCTGTAGCGTTGAGTACACCATCTTCCGTAATGGTAAGGTTCTCGCCCACCTTGATAGCACCCAACTGAGTAGGACTGGCAATAGGCAAGCTGTCAGGTGCAATCTCGATTTTCTGGGAGCCGTCGATAATGTTATTGATCGTCTGCTGTAAAGTGGAGTCAGCTAACTGTCTAGCAGCTTCCTCAGCCTCAATTAGATTTTCAAGTCTGGTATCGGCGGTAGACCTAGCAAGCTGTTCAGCAAGGATAGCGTTGTTAAGGTTCGTGTCTGCTTCGGTGCGGTCCTTAATCTCCTGGGTCAAATTATTTTGAACGTCGGTGATCTGAGTTTGGAGGTTCTGATCGGCAGCAATTCGGGCTTCTCTCTCTTCGTCGATATCCTCCTGTAGAGCTTTCTCTGCGTTCTGAGCCCTATTGATCTCATTGTTAAGATTCTGTTCAATCTGGTTTTCACGGTTAGTAGCTCTCTGGATTTCCGCGTTAAGGTCCTGTCTGAGTCCATTGATATTGGTTTCGGCCTGAGCCATACGGGTTTCTAGGTTATCTACACGGGGTTCCAGTAAATCAAGTCTATCGTTGGCTTGATTTGCTTTCTGGATTGCCTCGTTAGCAATGTCAACGACGGTATCAACCTTATATCCGATGTAGTTCACATCATTCTGGGTCTGACCTGCTTTCTGGACCAAATCGGCAATTTCCCCCTCGAAACGATTTCTCCAGCCACGAAAGGGGCGTTTTGTGATATACCAGAAAGCGGAGTTGCTGGGGACAGCCCAACCCATAGGAGCGGTAGGCATTGTTGCCATATACTCCATACCAGAGCCGTTCCGGGGCTCATACTCCTCTTTCTCCTCGTATGCCTCATAAGCGGTAGCCACGGCAGTAGTACACCCATATCCGATAAGGATATTAGCAGCGGTAACTCCACTCATGCCGGGGTTCTCCTGGTTTCCGCTCCAAAGGAAGAATTTCGTTCCATCAGAACGTCTCCAACCAATGACGCAGATATTTCGCAGCTCTGTCATACCCTGTCCAGCCGCTGTGATCTGGCCCTCCTGGATGAGAGGGAGAACAGGGCCAACAACGTCTACCATCTTATTCTGATAGAGTACATTAGGGTCAACCTCAGAGCTGAACACCTTTAAGACTCCGTGCATGTTGAATCCTGCCACATATCCCCCTGGAATAGTTTCCCCAGGCATAGCACCGCCTGCGCACATAGCAGGACCGGCCCATTTTGGATTGGTAGGGCTTACAGCGGTAATAATTGCATTCGCGTTAGTGATATAGGACACATCAGAAATTTTCTGAGTAACCCCAGAGTTTGTGGTGTTGTTAAATGCAGGAGCCAACCGAACACGAATGGGCTCGCCCTTTTTGTCAACAGCCCTAGCAGAGATCACATAATAAGTGGATTCCTCAGCCTCATCATACCCGCAGTACAGATTAACCTCGTCCCTGTCGTAGTATACATCATTAGAAATAGCTGCGTCTACAGTATCGTGTAGGGCTTTGTAGCAATCTGCGCTGATCTGGTTCCAGCGACAAATAGCTTCATTTGTCCGCTCCATAACATGGTTCATTTGTTCCTGCCAGTTCGCTCCAGGAATCCAATGGGCGGGAGCTACAGGAGGCGGAGGGGGCGGTGGTGTGCAGTCACAGTCCGGTCCGCTTCCGGCATAAGGGGGAGGTTTAAGACCTCCCTTACTAGGAGGGGGCGGAGGCAAGAGGTCGGGAGGGGTATTATCCCAAGGTTTGTCTATATGGCTCATTAGAACACCTCCATAAAGCAATCCCTCAGTTCTTCGATAACAAGTCTATCGATATTGAGGAACGTACTACGAAAAGCGGTTAGTAAGTCTGACTGACTTACATTGATAAATCCTTGTGCCTTTTGTGCGGTCTTTTCTGTGTCGTTTTGTTTTGCTTTCTCATCCTGGCTGGACGCACTAGATGTAGTTTCATTGGAAGAGCCGTTATCAAAATGCTCTCCAATTTGGTTTGACTTTGTATCCTCGTTTGTACCCCTGCTTTCTGTGTAATCATCGTCTGTTGTCTCTGTCTTGTGGATACCCCACCCCTCTTTTTCGGTGGTGTTCTCCGTCTCATCCTGCTTAACTGTCAGGTCTCTAGTGGTATCTGTAGTTGTGTCTACGGTCTCGTTTAGAGTCCCATTTACTTCTCTTGTAAGGTCCTCTGTTTTATCCTTTGTCTCGGTTGTTTGGTCTTTTCTGGTTAGGTCTCTTGTGGTATCGTCCTTAGTATTCTCCGTCCTATTCTCAGTTGTATCTGTTGTTTTGTTCTCTTCGTAGGAATTATTAACCGTAGTATTTGTGGTCCTATTTGTATCTTCATCGTTCCAGGTTACATTAGTTAAGTAATCGGAACGAACGGACCCGGACGATAATTGTTTTTGCGGAGTGTCAGAGTAGTCCTTCCTAGTGTTAGTTGTCTGGTCCATTGTTTCATTAGTTGTAGAATCACCACTTCCAGTGGTTGCAACCGTTTCTTTCTTTGTATCCTCCATGGTTGCTTCAATAGTCCTATTTGTGGTTTCATTCTCAGTAGAGTCCAACGTAACACTGTTGTTTTCAGTAGTTTTTGTATTAGCGGTTTCGTTCTCCGTGGTGGACTGGTCAGTTGTCTTATTTTCAACAACTTTTGTTGTCTCGTTTTCTGTTCTGTTAATTGTCTCTGTCCGGTCGGTAGTTTTATCCCGCTCACCGTCCTCTTGGGAATCGGAGTTAATATCACGGTTACTGACCGTCTCGTAAGCTCCTGCAAGGTTTCCTTTGAAGTCGGTTGTATCTTTAGCGGAGTTGGCAAAATCTCGGATTGCCTTACCTACAGCGGAGTTAGCCTTTGTAGCCTCTTTGAAAAGGTCTTTAACGGTGTGTCCGTCGGTTGTAAGATAATGATTGATAAGGGGGTCAATTTTTAGGAGCTCACTTTTATATAGCTGATTGTAATATGGCATGATTAAATCAAGACGCTGGTTCAGGTAATGCCTAAATCTATCGGGGGTGTCCTGTCCGATTTGATAATACCAGTAAGCTCTTAGAATTTTTCCACACAGAACTGTTTTGTGCTCTGGAACGTAAGTCCCCCAGGTTTCATCGAATACCTGATAGCCGCTAGTTACAAGGTCCTCAAGGGTTGGAGAGAAGTTATCAAAGTTAATCGTTGGATACAACACCGCTATTACCTCCCTCCTGGTTTGGGGTCATTAGCATTTCATCAGGAAAGACCTCTATTTGGTTTGCCTCTACGCTGACATTAAGCCCGAACATCTCATTGATCTCTTCACAGGCTTGTTCCCGCATCTCAAGTTCCGATTCCAGAGAATGACGCACAGAATTGGATTCTCCGATAGATTCAGATACTACAAGCCGCTCTTTCTTCTCGGTGAAGTTATTATCCACACCTAGAGCATTGAGGCATTGATTCATATAGTTTTTGGCAGTTGCCCACATGTCCGACAAATAGCAGGTTCCGGTGAGATTCAAAACGTCAATGTCCTTTTGGGAGAAGTTAGTCCCCACAATAGCCGTTTCATTCTCTGCGATTTTATCCAGGGCAGCTTTTACACTCTTCTTGTTCCTATCCTCGCATACGATAATGAACGGCCTCTTGAGGGTTTCCAGGTGTACGTCTATTGCCCTGAGTGCGTTCGTGATCTTTGGAGTATAAGCCCATACGATAAGGTAATCAGGAGTCATGGTTTTGTTGGCCCTTATTATTACAGAGTTTTTCTCATCATACTCTTTTCTGTACTCATATCCATATGCGACTCTTGTAGTGGACTCGTAGTAGATATTGAAGGGTCCGGGTAGCTCTACCTGTGTATTCATAAACCCTTTTGTGTCATCGTTAAAGAATAGAGCTTTACCGAAAAAGAATAGTTGCATCTCAAGAGCCCGCTCATTACAACTCTTTGGAAGGCCGTTCCATTTGAAGCGGGAGAGTGCTATGTTGCACAATCTCCCCAAAAGCTCATTAAACTGTACATCGTTTAACAGTCTGGCGCTTACTTTATCTCTATGGGGAATAAATCCAAATAAGTTTAGAGAGTCAAAATACACTACTTCTTTCCTCCTTTCTTATCTGTTAGCTTTTTAATTAGCCGGATACAATCTTTAATACAGGAGACAGAGACGATTATAACCGCAACCTCAAGGATGGATTTTATTAGCTCAAGCGTCTCCGTCATCCTTGCACCTCCTAAATTAGCGGAGCCGTTTTTGCATCAAAATTTTGGGCCTCAGCAGAAGCATATTTAATTCCTTTTCCATTGCATGTGTTTTCTGCCTTGTTCTTGTCGACAACTTTGGCAAGAACGATTGAGGCAGCCGTACCGATTGGAGCAAATATGGCTGTCCAACAATATAGGGGGCCTGTGTAGTTATTTTTGATGGAATAGACGGATAGAAAAAAGGACATTAGTAAACCACATGCCAGCATAATAACAATGCAAATAGCTAGTTTATCTGTGGTCCCAATTCTGCCAGCTCGTTTTACTCTCTGTCCCATTCTATCATCTCCCCTCGATGAACTTATCGTAAAATCTCTTGAGCATGATCGCCATCTGTTCCCGGTTTACAAAGTCCTGGTACATATAGTTAGGAGAGCCATCCGGCAGAGGGTCCCCTCCCACGATAATTCCGTTATCAATACAGAATTTCCTGCTCTCAGAGGACTCTTCTGTGTTCCATGCGTCATTATCCTGGAGCTCAGCCCTATACTGGGCCATCAACTCCTTAAATTCATCCAGAGTCACTTTATCATCTCCTTTATAATAAGGCCATACATACTGGAGAACGTTGTCATATGATCTGGTTTGCTTCAAAACTGAGTCAGATTTAGGTCCAGTATTTCCTCCGATACTAGTTATCGTATCTTTGGTAAAGGCAGTTACCAGCTCAATATGATTTGGCTTTCCGTCTCCTGTCCAATCGAATAGGACTAGACTTCCAACCTTTGGACCTGCTAGAGTGATTCCCTTCATTCTAGCCCAGTTTAGGTATGTTCCGCATGATGCAGTCTTTTTCCCATCGTAAAATCTGGATGACATTCCCAACTGATAGAATAACCACCAGATAAATACAACGCACCAATGGTATTGGGAGCCGTTTACTGGACCTCCATAATATAAGGTATTATACTTTACATTAGAGGAATTGACTGGCTCTTCCTTGACTCCAATCTGCTGCTCAGCCAGCTTAATAATCCTATTTGGTAGACCCATTGTCAGACCGTACCCTTCCTACAGCATTTGCAATAGTTGTTCCCATTGGCACAGAATCGCGGTTTGTGAAATAGAAGGTAATCACCATAGAGTACACAGTCATAAACTCAGGAGCAAGGCTTCCTTTAATAAGGAGATAGCCAAAGATGATAGTTAGCAGAAGAGTTACGACATTCTTAATGTCAAGGATATTCAACAAAATTTCAGCCCATGTCGGCATCAACTATTCCCTCCCATTTAAGAATACCATATTTGATGGATGAGATCAAGAGTAAACTTGTGACAAGTTCAAGAACTCCCATTACTTTTTTCCTCCTTTAAGGACTCTATAGCATTTATAATCCCGGTAACTTTCGGTCCGTAAAGGAGCAATTTTGTCATGTCCTCATTAAAATTTGGATTTGGTTTATAATCTATAATATCCAGTAACGTCTTAATTATGTTCATTTTGTGGCCTCCTACGCTTTATTTGCTTGAGGATTACTGTAGTCTCCTATCTCTCTAGCGCTTACATTCCAGAACGTCATTCCCTCATTCATAATTTCTTCCATCTGTCTAATATATGTTGTAGGGCAGTTGGAGTGTATATGACCGTCTATTGTTTTAATATAGTTCCAACATGGTCTTGTATTTCTTTCTGGCACTTTCAGCCGCATAACCCTATATCCGAAAACATCATAAAATGAGTCGATAGCTTTAAGTTCGTTTTCAGTAGGCATGTAAAATCTCGCTTTGAAGTCATAATGCCCCGCCCCCATAGCATATACCACAGAGGGTGAAGCCATTCCTCCGCCCACAACTGCTGATCCTTTCATTCTGGGCTGGGCATCTGCTGCAATGTTATACATAGATGTAAGACCAGAGATTGCGACGGCAGCTCCTGCCCCTGCCCCTGCACTTGCTCCCGCTGCATTTGCTGCCGCTGCACCAGTGTTTATATCGGCGTTCGCAATGCTTCCTACAATTCTTCCCATTATGTTAAGGGTATTAGAGGTTAGCCATTCAGCATACGCATTAGAAACCCATGAACCTTGAGGAAATTCGGTTATTGAAGCTGCAAATTCTTCTCCGCTCCGTCCTGCATATTGTTCTGGAAAACATGTTAATGAGCCAACCCCTCCTGCAAAAACTGCATTAGCCATTATTATAATCGCTGCTGCGTGCTGCAAAAGCTCTGGAGAGTAAGATTTACTATCTCCCACCATGCTCTCAATATTTAATGTGCAATACTGCCCACTAAAGCATTTAGCATTGTTCAGATTATATCTATTTTCACTCCATGGAGCTCGTAAACTCCCTACTTGAAATGGAGTTGCAATATCAGCTAAAGCCCTATCTGGAACACTCCAAATTCCAACAACATCTTGAGCGCTTCCCCTGCTTGATTCTAATAGAGTTGATAAATAGGAACTAATAGAAGATGGAGACTTACTGTATATTTGTGTTAAACCCTCAAATATTCCATACCTGTTTCTAGCTGCAATGTTCGGATTACCTGCCGAGTCATATGGGCTCACGCATACAAAATTTATGCTTCCATAGTCTGGTGATAATGTAGCGGATACAATTTCCTTGGGCTCGGCTCTGATTGGTTCAGCTACCCCCTGAACGCTCCAATTTGGTACACTTCCATTCCAATCCTGAACAACATGTTCACGCTCTACCATGGAATATGAATGAGCCCAATCAATATCGCCACAGAATGTACAAAACGGGTCAATCTCAAAGTACACCCAAGTACAGTTAGGATTCTTAAATTCGCAGCCTGTGATATTTCCGATAACCCAAAACGTGTCATCATTATTATAAGCTATCGTATCACATTTAATACACTCATCATAAGGAGCATCAACCGCGCAATACTGCCTCTCATCTCCTCGCTGATAACTATAGAAAGTAAAAGTCTTTACGGATTTACTGATTACCCATGTACCCATGCTTGTGTTATCTTCAAAATATGGCTTATTATTTCGGTCTATTCCAGTTCTACACAAATATATAGTTGTTCTGGGCTCAAAACTAGCCATGTTACACCTCCTTAAATGTTGAGCCCCCTATTCTACATCGAATAAGGGGCCCATTCATTACGTTGAGGGCAAGGCCCTTGCAATTGCGTCAGCTAGGTTTTGAATTGTGGCGCTGGTTAAGGTCAATTCATTGCTAACCTGAGCTACTACATGCAGATCGGTTAATCCGGTTTTCAGGTCTGGAATATCTGCATACATAATTAAGGTAATTGCCTGACTGATGGGATAACTTAACGATACATCAACTGTTCCATCTTGAGTAGTTACAACGACTGAATTTCCGCCCTTTGTGAGATAATCGTGAATAACTGGTACGTTTCCAGTGTTAAGCTCAAAAAGCGGAGTAGACCAGTTTTCACTCACCAGCCGTCCATAACTTCCATGACCAGGGGTAATAGTTACAGACCGTGGGTAATCCCCACCCTTTTCTACGTTATGTGTGACACATTCAACAGGAATCATAATTTCACCCCTTATGCGGTGGTAAGGGCAACCAGATTATGGAAGGGGCTCAAACTAAATGTGTCCCAAGCATGATAGTAATACTGCCATGCAAGTGCAGAGGGGTTGTAGAAGGTTGCGAACTGACGGAGCTTCTCTCGAATTTGGAATGCCCTGGTATCAGTTAGAACTGCTAGAACCTTTCCGGCAGCATCGAACTCATCCACAATGATCTGCCGAGACAGATAATCTGCATAAGAGAGATTAAAAGCCGCGGACAGCACATCAAATCCAACCGTAGTCGCAACCTTGGCGGAGATCAAGATTACCTGACGGTCAATAGGAGTCCAGCTAGTTCTGGCCCCTGTCCCTCCCATAGCGACATAATTGTTATACTTCGTAGAGGGAAAGGTAAATAGAACCGAAAGAGATCGAAGCTCTTTTGCAAACTCGGTAGAGGTAGCTTGGTCTACTGGGTTCGTTACCTGAAACTGATTGATGTGGTTTTCATTGATAGCATCAGTAATAAGCTGCTTCGTGTACGCATACTCATCAATGGTATTGCCGTTATAAAGGCTGTCTACAACCTGCCCAATATAATTATCTAGATTATCCCAGCTCGTAAAGGCATTTGTAAGGAGCTCCCTCTCAATGGTTACTGTGTACTTGTCCTTACGGTTCAGCCGATACCACGCTGCTTTAGAGTCGGGCTTGTTCACAGTTAGCAATGCAGCCATTCCTGTATTCGTACCATCATACTCCTGAGCTTTAGCCGGGTTCGTCTGAACCTCCTCAATATCCATGCCCAAAGGCTGTGCATCTTTACGAAGCGGAGAAAGAGGGTTCTCCCAGTTCATACGATAGGCAATCGTTGCGATAATCTTATTTACCAACGCATCTACAAACTCATTTGTAACAGAGTTGTAGGTCAAAATGGGATTCCCTACTTCCTGTAGATTAAATGGAGTCGCTTCCGGGACTGCGTTCTTATATTCCGCAGTAGCCTCAGCCCGAATCGCGTTCATCATTTCAGGAGTAGCAACCCCGTTTACCTTAGTTCCCATATTATACCTCCTATTTTTGTCCCTCAAAGAATTTCTTCATATATTCCGATGTGCCAATTGCAGGAGTCTCCTTTAATTTATCGGAGGGCTTTTCCTGCTGATATGCACCTACCCGTAAAAAGAGGTCCATATTTGCCTCTTTGAGTCTATCCCTCTCCTTCTCCATGGCTTCCTCATTGGCTTTGGCTGTGGTGAGGGCGGCAATAGAGTCAGTGAATGTATCCTGCATATCCGCAAGAATCGTAGTAAGAGACGCTTGATCTCCATTTGTCCCTAAAATTGCCTCACTAAACTCTCTAAAACCCTCTTGTGTAAATTCATATGGCATTACATAAACCCCCTTAGCACATCGTAACATATGTTTTTTACATTCATATTAGTAAACCTTACGTCCCCAACCGAAAAGCTGTCTATCATGTTCAGAACGTACATGTTGCTTTTCTTAATAAATGTTGTCTTATCGTTGTGATCGTCAATATTTAGGCTAAACGTTCTATTGGTCTGATCTGGTTTGTCTGATAGATAAAATAGTCCCGTTTTGCTTCCTTTATAAAAACCAATTTGTTTTCCATTCACTAGGAAGTTGCACAAACTGGCACAAGGCTCATCCATTTTCCTGATAAAATCCTCTGAGTCCAAAAGAAACTCATTGTTAATTGCATAATCTCCATAAGTGGTTCCAGAAATGATCTTCCCGAACCGGGTTTTTCTCATGTGATCTTCAAACGCAGGAGAGTCAACGTACTCAATACATATCTCATCATAGAGCATGATCTTCCTTCCAGGGGGAAGAGATATATTAAAGTATATGAAATACGGATTCGTGATAGTAATAGCATTTGCCATAAATATGGCTGTTATATCCCTATCCCGGGATATTGTGCTATAACACTCTAAAAATGATGTAACCTCTTTAGGCAAATAATGATGGGTCCCCGTTGCAATTATAAATTCGTCAAATCCTATTAGGCTTACATTGGGAAATGGAATTGACTTTAGCATAATAGCTTTTGTAAGCGGAAAATACCATCCAGCTATCTCTTTGTCTATCCTGAATAGTCCGTTATGACTTATGAACTCATGATCTGGAAACTCATCCGCAATATCATCAAAATAGTTTCTCATTTTTGAAGAGGGCATTTCTGTATCATATCTTCTCAAATATACAAATTGTTCTCCCTTTTTGAGAAAATTTTGAATTACTCTCCTCTTAAATCCATATGTTTTTCCGACTCCTCTAGGACCCACCACAAAGTTAAATAACCTCTGCTTAGACAACGTTTTGTCTATATCGTAATATATGGACTGTTCCATATTCACCTCTAAAAGAATGAGGGGAGTAACGCCGTTCATATATCATCCTGCCACAGACCTATGCCTCTCCGGCCCGCTCTTCACGGGGGCTTCCCATTGAGGTATATACAAACTAAACATTATCCCCTCGGTATTATTGTATCATAAGTTATAAGCAATGTCAACATTTTTCGGTTTCTTAATTTCAAAGGTTACTTCCCGCAATATTACACCTCCTGAAACAACTTTTGGAACTAGCTTCCCATCAAAAACCGAGCCGAAAGAGAAATTATCCCATGTGACTTTACCCCTAGCGCTTTTCGGTAACCCAGCGCACTTTACGTTTAAGACCTCTTCGCCAGGATTTCCTAACACCTCTAAATAGCATTTTTGTCTCAGGAATTTTGCCCTCGTAAATTTTTCCTCTAGCTTAAAAGCTCCTAGCCTGTACTCATCAATATCTACTCCCTCTGGAATGTCCCAGCCATCAATATGTACTGAATCAGTGTCTGCATAAATGAACCGCTCTCCACATGCCTCCGCCGTCCTTATGATCTTGTCTCTACAGTATGAGGTTATAAAGGTAGCCACAGGCAAATATAGTGCGTTCCTTTCCTCCTCATCCGATAGCTTATACCTTACTTTATCCTGCTCCTCATCAAAATATGGCACCTTACTTCTTCCATACATTCTTGCTCCGAATTTTCCATATAGCGCATTTAACTTTAGCTTTGCTATTGTAAGTAGACCGGGGTTTCCCTCTTGCTTTGCTTTTTTCTTTTCGTTATACCAGTAATCGATATAGTCATCAAACATGCCGATTTGACCCTTCATCATATACCCGTCGCACCATTCTATAACGTTTACATCGTAGTTATGAAAGAAAAGTTCCAGATCAACACTGGTTAGTACTAAATCGGTTGGCTCTACACTCTCCGTTAAATACTCCGTCTCGGCGTATCTGAAATTTCCCTTTATCTGTATAGACGGATACCTTCCAGGCTTTAACTTAAACTCGCATAATATATGCTGCACATATAGACTGTATATAGAGGACTCCCGATATTTTCCCCTATAATATATAGGCTGTCCAAATGGTAGCTTACAGTAGTGCATTGCCCAGGGGTACATAGAGTTTACATCATATACAAGACCTTCCTTTACCTCTTTGGAACGATATGCTGGATTAAGATATGTATAGCCTCCCTTATAGCTTTTCTTTATATCATTATAAGTTAATTTATCCAGCTTGGGAAACCATCGCTTCCAATCATCCTTATCGACCCTTCTTTTATAATCAGCCAAAGCATTAGCTCCAGAAGTCATTTTTACTTCGCCGTGATTAAGCATAAAGTGAAGGGCTTTGGATAGTATTACAACATCATTTTTTAAGTATGATTTCTCGTCCTCGGTTAACTCCCATCCTACAGGACGGTCTTTTGTATATTCTAAATCAAGTTTTCTTTCCTCTAGTCCAAACGCCTTTGGCATCTCCTCCAATGCCATGGGGATAATTTTTAGTGAGTCCTGAAATGTTAGGGTATGTTTTACTCCGCTCCTGTAATCCTCCATTCTTACCTTAATATTATAGAAAACACCCATGTCTGAAATTAAGGTAGAAAATTCACGCTCTCCTAGCTTTCTTTCGTTCGTCCATCGATACCCATTTCTAAATAACCAGTCTATAATAAAACTGCCATCAAACTTTACGTTGTGAAAATATATCGTTCCCTGTAGCCCGGAAACAAATTCCATAAAGCTACTTATATCTGTTCCAAATATTACCTTATCCGGTTTCCTTATATCAGCAATGCCCCACGCCCAGACTCTACAGTCATCCTCCCTTGTTGTGGTTTCGTAATCGGCAGCGTAGATCATCCAAACCTAGAAAAGAAATTCTCCCATGCTTGCCTGATCTCTTCCAACCCATTCAAAAACAACATAATATCAGAGGTTATGGAAATATGAAGCACTGGGATAGTTTCTTCTGCGTAATAATATTGCATGGGGCTTAAGTTCATAACAATATTCCTTATATCCTGGATTATCTCAGAAACGTTAGGGACCCCCAAAACTACCCCTTGTACTTCTATTTCCTCTAGCTGATCTAAATACCTTTGTTGCCACGCTGCTGTCCTCTCGTCAATGACTTTCCCGCGCATAAAATCATCCATATTCATACGCGCATCACCTATTGTACCGTAATCTTCTGGTTCTTCGTAACGTTGACGTAACAGCTCACCAATTACCTGCTCTTCATCTAAGTCGCTAAGCGGTTGTCTACCTCTTGTTCTAAAACGGCCCTGAGCCTCTTCCTCCGCTGCTATCTGCTTTCTTATTGATCTCCTACGTCTATTTTCTCTAGCTATGTCCTCTCTCCATATTTCAAGCTGAGCTTGAGTCGTAGGAAGTCCTTCAACTGATACAATTCCAAATCCCTCACCCCTAAACCTGTTCAAGTTCGCTATAATTCTTTTCAGTTCGGCTGTGCTGGATGGTTGATCTCTAAGGATACTTATTTTTACTCTCTTTGGTAAAGCCTTTCTAAATTCTTTAGGTGTTCTCTTAATGGCTGCCTGTAATCGTTTATTATAATTCCGTATCGCATTCTCTAGGCTTGCATACTGACGCTTTGTGAATCGTATTCCACGCTTATTTTGATACGTGGTTCTCCTTTTAGACAACTTGCTTCACCACCCATTTTTCGAGCTATCAGCTCTATTACCTCATCATCAATGACGTAATTTGGACCAAATGTTTTTCGCATAACTGCACTTAGCTTCCTACGAGCCCAAATTATATTTTCACTCAATGTTCTCTCTGTCGGCTGCCTTTTCATTCAAACTCTCCATAATTTCATACAGAGCATAGATAAACTCATCATATGCTCTACGGTTTTCCTCGGTATCCCTCACTAGGAACCCATTAACGTCCCCATCTTTCATATAGATAGAAAATTTCATGTCAGAATCTAGCGTGACGTCTTTCGTAAGCTGATTCTCCATCCAGATAATGTACTCAGTCAATACCTGAATAACTCCCCATCCATCCAACTGATTTGGTCTACAGCCTCTAATCTCACACTCTTTATCAATAAACCGCTGGGGCGTCATCCGTAGGAAGCGCTTCTTCTCGTATTTAGTCATACTATCACTCCTTTTAGATATAGTTGGGCCCCTAACAGACAAAAGAGACAAGGAAAGAAAACTGTTAGGGGCCCTTCATTTAATTATACAAGCTCAATAGTAAAGGTTCTACCCCGTTTGGTCTCAATCTGCTTTACACGAACCTTGAGCCCTTCATCAAAATGAAGAGTACCAAAGATTGCCAAAATATTACGGAGACTATTGTGCATACCAGAACTGGAACAACTATAGGAGTTACCCTCCCCATCAATCAGGATGGAGCGGACGATGTAACGCTGCTCCCCTGTCTTTTCATCTACTACCGTAGCCGGAACTGTTACGGCGTCCTTGAGGATAAAGTCACGGTTAATGAGATCACTTACCTTATCGGAAGCCCCATTGATCGCATTATACAACTTAACCTTATTCTCGGGCTGCGTCAGATCCATAGAGGCGTAGGCATCTCCCACATTCTCAAGAATCTTGCCAAACTCGTTCATGCTCATCAGTTCGTTAGCCATTGTTATTTTCCTCCTTGTCATCCTCGGTTACAATGTTAATATCATTTTCATATGGAGTTGCAATGCTCATAAATTTCTGTAGAGTGCAGGCCATCTTGATTTCGCGTGTTGCGGTAGATGTACAGATATAACCTGCCAGACTACCGCCCTCACCTGTCAGCTCCTTAATGGCCTTTTTCGTAAGAGGTTCATAGGTTGTTACAGTCTGAGTGTCCTCCACCTCATAAGCCTCTCCATCTTCCTCCGGTGCTTTCAGCTTACAAAAGATGTAATCATAGCACTGGACTGTCCTGGTAATAATTTTCATTCCTGCTCATCTCCTTCATCACTAACCAGCTCGGCAGCCGCAATAAAGTCTTCAATCCTCATTTGATATTTGTCCTCAACCACCTCGCTCTTATAGATGAGATTCGTCTCTTTCGGAAGCCCATACGATTTCTTTAGATCGCTAATAAATCTCTGGTTTGGCTCAGAGTCTAAATACTGCGTACAAAGAAATTCCGTCTGAACCCCTTCGCTCTCCATCGATACCTTGTAGAAGTCTACCTTGTACCTCTTAATCGTGCGCGTGATCTTCTTCATGTTCGTTCTCCTTTTGTTTTATTTTATAATCAGCGTTAAGCTGGTTATAACGTAGATCAGCCTTATATGTGGCAAGTTCTAGGACCTGCGCAGGCGTTAAGCATAGCATGTTAAATATGTGTACTAGACATATCAGAACGTCAATCGATTCCTCTTCAATCTCTTTCTGGTTCTTTCCTGCAAGCGCAACTGTAAGTTCGCGCATTTCCTCATGTAATTTCTCGACTTCCGTCTCTTCTCCCATCTTTTCAATGAAGCGATTGCTTGTGTAAAATAATTTATTAAGCATGGTAGCAAGAAAAAGATAATTACTAGAGTAGAAAAGGATAGAACCTGAATCACTGTCTCTATCATGAGTGCTCACCTCTTCACCTTCCTATCTTATACCAGATCATAACTAGAGTTGCGTTTATGCACACAAGCTGAATGGATATGAAAGCTAACATCATATCTGCCAGTCCTTCTCCTTCCATTGCGATACATCATGCACATTATTTGCTATGTACCATGATATTTTCTGCTTCAAGTACTGCTCTACCTGCTCCTGCTTACGCGGTACATCATAGGGCCATTTTAGGAAGATATATTTACCTACTAAAGTTGCCTCTACCTCATACACGCCCATGCTCGTTTCTAGCTTGTATGTGCAGGTCCCTGTGAGCATTAGCTCCAGGGTGCGGTCATGAGAGTCAAGGACTCTCATGACAGTTACCTTCTAATAGACGTAAGAGAGCTCTGATTGTGTCCGTTGCACCAGCTCTGTAGGACTCATCATATCCCATCCTGCTCATGATCTCCAATAAGTCGCTGAGCATGTTTATGGTTATTACTTCCATCTCTTTTCTGCCTCCTCTATTATCTCTAGGACTTCTTTATAGCCTTCTATTAAGCCAGATATGTATTGCCTATAATCATCTCGATTTATAATTATTCCATGGGATTTTGCCAGAGCATCTAATATTCCCTCTGCCCTGCTGGTTGTGGAGCCTAACCTCTTTAAGCTCTCTAAATTGTCCTTGATCTCAAGCCTAGCACAACATATTTTATATCCCAAATTGTCCTTGAAGTCAATCATCTTAACACTCCTTAGACATGAGCTTCTTAATTCGCTTGAGAGCCCTGTTCAAACCAATAACCTTTCCTTGCATAATGAAATATTCCTCACTCTCCTCTTCCTCTAGAATGTGACCATTCAGCTTCTTTAGCTCATGATAGTAAATAGCAAGCAAATCATTATAAACTTCCTCGGCGGTAATAACCTCACATTCCTTAATATCTTTCATCAGCATTACCATAATCTCCTCACATGCTTCTTTCTTGCCTGTATATTCAAGAATATCTTCTTCCAGCTCTTCTGTCTGAAGACGGTCTACAAAATCTTCGTGCAGTTTATAAAGATAATCGTATGTAAACTGCTTAGAATTATAGTGCAGAAGCTCAATCACTTCCTTATAAAGTTCCGCCTTGCCGTAAATCTTTGTTTCAAGATAGCTATGCTCATTATGAGCTGTCTTACCCTCTTCAATGAGACCATTATAACGAGCGACTAATTGATCTAGTAGTTTCATAAATTTACCTCCATTTTAATTCGTTCTGTTTCGTTTCCCTTTTCTATGGTCTTATTATAGCACGATTTATAGAGAAAGTAGTTACAAAATGGTTACAATAATTAGAGAATTTTGTCCACTTGTCCACAAAGTTTTCAACACCTTTTCTTATCACAAATTTACTGAAATGATT